GGTTCTACATACAATCCAGCCCTGGCTGCTCAGAATCCAATGGCACCAGTACAGCCATTTGGTATTCAGGAAATGTATTCACAACTAACTCCAGAACAAACAGCACAACTAATATATGGCATGCAACCTGGACAGCAGCCACAGCAGCAAGTGCAACCTGGTTATGCGATTCCACCAGAGTGGCTTCAGCAATGGCGTAATAGTTAAACGCTAAATATCAAATAACAAAGGACACATATTATGAGCTTAGGTGGCGGCAAAGGCGGAGGCAGCAGTACAACAACAGTACAAATGACTCCCGAACAACAAGAACAAATTAAACTGCAAAACGATTTCTTTAAGAATACGATTGCTCCAACATACGAAGGTGCCGTGCGTGGTGCCACTGACCTTTACAATAAGAACTCTGAAGGTGTATTAGGCGCTGCTCAGAATCAGGCCAACACTGCTATGCAAGCACAAGAGTCATTAGGTAGCACTGGTGAGTCAGCCTTACGCTCTGGTATCAGTGGTTTACAAAGTCTGTTTAATCCAGATTATGAATCAACTCAGATACAAGCAGCATTAGCACCAGCACAAGCTCAGTATGCACAGAATGTAGCTAATCAGCAAGCACAATTTGGTGGAGCTGGCAACTTAGGTAGTGCTAGACAAGCCTTAGCTGATCGGCAACTTGCTGGCGCAACACAAAGCGCACAGATGCAAGCTGCTGCTAACATACAACAACAAATTGCAGCTCAACGAGCTGGTGCTGGAGCACAATTAGCACAACTTGGACAGTCAGGTATTGGACAAGCATTAGGAGCCAGTGGCAATGCAGTAGCTGCCAGTATGGTTCCACAACAGTTATACAATCAGTATGCTTCAGTAATCTTTGGTACACCGTCTGGATCTTACAATCCTAACTTCGCTGGCACACAAGGTAGCAATTCAAATACCAGTAACTGGAATATGAACGCTGGTATTAAAATTTAAGGATAATATATGGCATACGATGCATTTGGTGGTTATACAGGTGAACAGCGTGATCCTTATGAGGAAGAACGCTTACGCCAGGAAGAAGAAGAACGCAAACGACGCGAAGAAGAAGAACGCCTTGCGGCTGCGGGTAATGTAGCAGGAGCGATACAACCAATAGCTCCAGTACAGAATCAGAATGGTCCTGACTATAATCAGAGTTTTAGAGATCGCTTTAATGTATTTCGCCAGGTAGGTGAAGATCGTGGAGAGACATTGCGTGATAACATGTCCGCCTCTGGTGCATCACCTGTTAAGCCTGATGAAATTGTTAAGAAAGAACAAGTAGAAACTCGTGCTGACGGTAGTAGTGTTGTTAAGACTACACATGAAGTTCCAGCTGAGCAACCACAAGCTGCACAAGCACCACAACAAGTTATTCCTGGACCACAAGCACCACAAGCTGGTGGCGGCCGCGGCTTTGTTAATCCAGCGCCAGCTAGAACAGAAACACCAGCGCCAGCTCCTGTTGCTGGACTGCCTGCAGATTATAATCAGCGTATTGCACAAATGGAATCAGGCGGTAATGCTGACATTGGTTATCATGACCGTAGTGTTAGTAGCGCATTTGGCAAGTATGGTATCACAGACAAAGCATGGACTGATGCACAACGAGCAAATCCAGCATTAGCAGGTGTGCGTAAAGATCAAGCAACGCCAGATCAGATGGAAGCTGCACAAAGCACAGTTACTTCAAACAATGCTCGTTATCTAGGTAAGTTGGGTGTTGAAGTAAATCCAAACACATTGGCTGCTGCTCACTTCATTGGTGCTCAGGGCTTATCAAACTATCTTAAAGATGGTAGCATCAGTGAAAGTGCTGCTAAGACGAACGGTGGATACGATAAAACAAAAGCAATCATTGATCAGCGTTTAGGTGGTGTAGCCGCGCCAGCGTCCGGTGCTGCGCAAGCAGTTGCACAACCTGGGATGGCTCCTGTTGCTCCTGTTATGGAAGCACCACAAGCTGCTCAGCCACCAATGGCACCTGAAGCTGTTAGTCCTTATAGTCTAGGTACTGGTCAGCCTAATCAAGGTCTGCGTATGCCAGCACCTGCTCCAGTAGCAAGTCCAGCCACTAACGCTATTAACACATATCAATCAATTCAGAATGATCCAATGGCATTGTTGCAGTTGCGTCAAGATGAAACTGCTCCTGCTTTCATTCGTGAACGAGCTGGTGCACAAGCCTATGAACTATTGAATCGTGAACGCAAAACAGCAGCCGCAGAACAACAAGTTGAAAAGATGGTTGCAAGTGGCGACCAAACAAGTATTGCTAAAACACTTGCAACAAAGCCTAAGACTGAAGAAGGTAGTTTCCTAAAAGCAGTGTTATATGCACGCCTGGGACTAACTGATCTAGCCAAAGCCGAACAAGAGAAATTAGGTGCTGGCACTAAGTGGAGTTCAGTTACTGGTCCTGATGGTGAGAACGCACTTGTTAAAGTGTCAGCTGATGGAATGCCAATTGAAGGTATCAAAGCAGACGGTTCAGCATTTACTCCAAATGAACTTATTAAGTTTGGTGGCAACGCTGGCGTTAAGTTTACCAAGCCAGATGTGTCAATGCAGGATGTGGAACGCAACGGTGAAAAGGGTCGTGTTATAACAACTTACGATCGTAATAATAAGCCTACTACAATGGTTGAATCAGGTGGCAAGACATTCAAGTATGATGCAACCTGGAAGCCAGTTAGTATTGGTACGGCTGCTGAGAAAGCTGAAGGCGCTGCCGCAGTTAAACTACGCTATGCTGGTCCTACAAGTTATACTGAAGCAGGTGCAAAAGCTGCTGGTGAGTTTAACTTCACTAATGGTACAAACATTGGTTATGCAGCACAGCAACCAGGTGCTCCATTAGTTGACTTGAACACAGGTAGACCAGTGCAAATGTCCAGTAATGGTGTTATCACTACTACACAGGCTGGCACTCCAGGTGCTGCTGCAACTGGTCAAACTCCACAACAAATTGCAACTGGAACAGCAGTTGGTAAAGTTGCACAAACTCAGTTCGTTGAGAAAACAGTTCCAGCAGTGCTTGAACAAGGCAACAACGGCCGTGACATTGCAACTGCTCGTAGACAACAAGTTGGTATCATTGAAAACAATCCAAGCATACTGGATATCTACAATGGTTCAGGTACACAGTATGACCAGGGTCGTAATGTTATCAGCAAGTTGCTTACAGGTGCTTACAATGAAAACAATTCAGGTGACTTCTACAAAGATGTTAAAGCAACTGGCTTAGATTCTAATCAGCGTAGTGCGCTAGAGCAGATGTGGAACCTAACAAGTGGTATCAATGGTAAGACATTGAAGACTAACACTGGTGGTGGACCAATCAGTAATGCTGACATGAAGACCAACCAGTCAGCCAACTTGCAGAACTTTACAGAAACAACACCATTGGGTGCATTACAAGTTATTAACCGTAGTAAGTTTACTGGTGACTTGGATACTGCTAAGGCTGCATTCATTGCTAAGAATCCTAACTTAACTGATGATGTTAAATTTAACACAGAGTGGAGTAAGGAAAGTGCAAGATATACAAAAGCGTACGAAGGTATTGCTGATGCTAGAGCACAATTCTTAAAACCATTTGCTCCACCTCGTGATGCTAATAAAGAACAGCTAAGTGTGTTCCGTGATAAGGTATTCAAATCGTTTGAAATGTATCCAGTGCCAGCATATGATGCTGAGTCTAGTAAGTGGAGCTATGGTACAGCCAATGCTGAACGAGCAGCCGCTAGAAAACTATTAGGAAGATAAAATGACAGAATCTGAAGTTCAAAAACTAAGAGATGGTGGCATCAGTGATGCTATCATTCTTGAAATGCAAAAAGATGAGAGCACAGGCAAAGGTCAAGCTGCTCCTACTGTCACAGCCACAAGTGATCTGCCTGAAATTGATCCTAATACTCCAAGTAAGGTTTATAGTCAAGCAAGAACTACTGATACTCCAACAGAAGGCCCAGGCGCAACATTTACACAAGGCGCAATGGAACTTGCTCCAGCACTTGGCGGGGCCGCAGTAGCAGCCGCTCCATATGCTGCAGGTGCATTAGGATTGTATGGTGGTAGTAAGTTATTGGGTGCTGCCAAGACAGCTGCTGATGCTTATAAAACAGGTGTTGCCACAGCCGCAGATACTGCACAGCGTAATGTAGCACTACAAGAATCCAGAATGGCAGAGCGTGCTGCTCGTGCTGGAGGACAAGTTCGCCCAATTGCTCCTACAATGCCAGCAGGTGCTCCTACTGCTCCATTGTCAGGACCTATTGCTCCAGGCGGTGTGCCAACTATGCCAGCTGCGCCTGTTGCACAAGCTGCTGAACAAGGTATTGTAAGTCGTGCTGGTGATATTGTTAAAAAATTAGCACTAAGCAAGCTGGCTCCTATGGCAGCTAATCTTGCTAAGGGTGCTAACATAGCAAGTCTTGCAGGCTATAGTGGCGACACAGGTCCTGCAACTCCACAATCTGGTCGTATGCGTGGTATGGAAATAAATCCACTAACAGGCGCACCATGGACTCCTGAACAAATTGCACAGTATGAAGCTAATCCTGGTCAATACGATCAACAGATGGCACCGCCACAGTTCCGTAGATAAGTAAGCATATGACAACAGCAGAACAACTAACCCAAATCTTCAAAGATAACTTTGTTGCTTACTTTCGCAGCCATGTAGCACATGCTAACATTACTGGACGCAACTTTCGCAGTGACCACAAGTTGCTACAAGGTGTGTATGAACGCAGACAAGCACAGATTGATATCATTGGCGAACTGCTACGCACCTTAGGTGACTACATGCCATGTGACTTAGCAGAAGTTATTGGTGAGAGTCAGATTGCCTCTTCAGAATTAGCAGGTGATAGTGACTTCTTACTAGAATGCATCAAAGAAGATTTAGAATTTCTAGCAGATGAATATAGAGAACTTGTAATCATTGCTGAATTAGAAGATCAAAGTCAGATTTCCAACTATGCTCAAGATCAGATCTTAGATCTAACCAAGAGCATTTGGATGATTACTTCCACTTTAGGTTAAGCGGTCAGGAACACTATCAAGAACCAGGCGATTTTACCGCTTTCTAACCTGGGCTCAACGAATTGGCAGGCGTGGCTTGTGTCGTGTTCAACTTAATTTCTTGTATGCGTACGAACCACGCACACTATAACCATTGCGTTCATGTAGTTTAAGGAAAGCATCCTGCTCATGACGCATTGTGGTACTACAGATAATCTTGTTTCCGCTGTAAGCAGCAAGGCGTTCCCAATGGTCCATCATATCCTTGACCAATCTAATACGCAAGCGTGGTGGTAAACTAAGATCCACATGTGCCATACACACACATACCATCGGATCATCACTCCAGCAAGCACGGTCATTGCTTTTGGCCCAGGTATATGCCAATAAACGATTATCATCTTTTGCTCTACATACAGTAATCATTTGTGATCCAGGATAGTAGATCTGATTCATAATAGCAAATGTCACATTGCGTGTCATTGTGGGTACTTCGGGCCTAAAGATATTATCTATCTCAGCTTCGAAGTGTCGTTGTGCCATGCTAACAATATCGTTAGTGTCACTCATATCAGCTAATCTCCATTCATGTTCAATCATTTCAATACCTTTCAAGTTGTAGTTTATTTAAGTCTTCTAAGATGTTCTTGCTAAATAAAATATGGAAAAGACTATGAAAACTAAAGAAACAAAAACCCCTAAAGATCCTGAGAATAAAAATGGACACGGCGGCGCCCGTAAAAATGCTGGCCGCCCAAAAGGCTCGCCTGATCAGATCACTATTGCTGGATTGCTGAATACTCTGGCTGCTAAGTCCAATGGCAAAAATTACGAAGAACTGCTAATTGATGACTTCTTGGAAGCAAGAACAAACAAAGATACACAGACCACATTGAAGTATCACACTCTAATACTAAACAAGGTTATGAATAGCCTTGCCAAAATTGAAGTCACAGATACTAAAGATCTAATTGAACAAAAGCAAGCAGCATTTGCAGAAGCATTGGCCAAACTAACTGCAATTAAGACAGACTAAATAACACTATGCCATTAAGCAAATCAACAAGTAAAAAAGCATTCAACAAGAATGTCAAAACTGAAATTGCCGCAGGTAAGCCCCCAAAGCAAGCAGTGGCAATTGCATATGCAACCAAGAAGGCTGCGGCAACAAAGACAACTAAGTCAAAAGGAAAGACAAAATGAAAGAAGCAAGCAATCAGAAAGCGACTCCAGGTTATAATGCCGCAACTGGCACCAGCAACCCAGGCTTTGATCGCGGTACTACAAAGTACAGTGGCAACCAGCATACTAAAACAGATTCAGATGCAATGATCAACAAAGGCCGTGGCCCAACTGTTGGCAATCAGAGCGACAAAGACAGCACATATCCAAGTGCCCGTTCATTACCAGCTGTGAATCCAGGTAAAGATATGTTCAAAGGTTCTGATCAAGTACGCACTCCTGGTGGAACTCGTGCATTTGAACCAAGTGCTACAAAGAATTACAAAGGCAACGCTGATAGTATCAATGTAGGCCGTGGTCCAACTAAAGGGAATCAACGATAATGTCTGCTATTCAAATTGGCACAGTATTAGACAACCTGGCATTAGGTTGCTCTACAACACAAGCAGATTTAGTCTGGACTATTGCCCGCAATCCATTACCAAGTGGTGCTTTACCTCGCTATGTTAGAATTGATAACATCAATAACAGCGTTAGTGTATTTGTAAGTATTACTCCTGAATTAGGAACAATCACATTGCCTGGTTCAACAGCACCAGGAAATTGTTTCTTTGTTGCACCATTCGGTTCAGTAACTGTTGAAGTTATTACTCAAGGTGGCAATGCAGCAAGTTCAGCATTTAATGATGGTGCAGGAGCATGTGTAATTAGTGGTATCACATTAGATGGTGCTGCAATTATCACTCTAACACCAGTAGATACAATTTAAGGAAAACAAAATGAAATCATCAAACCCACAAGGTAATAAAGAAATTAACCAGAAGCGTGGACCAACAACAGGTAATGTTGCAACAGGTTCTAAGCGTGCTGACTTTATGAGTGAAAAATCAACTACTGGCAGCGAGCGTAGTAAGATTGCCAGCATGATCACAGATGCACTAGAAATGCGTGGTCGTGGACAAGCAGGCAAAACTAATCCAGCACTAGAAGGTGTTAGTGGCAATACTAATACAGGTCCTAAAAAGAACTCCACTGCTGACGGTAGCAAACTTCCTGCGAAGTATAAAAAGTAATGAGTGCTTCTGGCAAGAGCGGCTTTGGTTCTCAGCTAACTGACAGCCAGAAGCAGGCAATCACCTCGCAATCATCTTTTGGCCCAGGTACAGTATTGCCAGACAGCTCAGCTGCTGTTGTAGATCCTAATGCTGCTAATCCATTAGGGCCAGCAGGACAACAACCAGTGACACCACAAGCACCTGGTGGCTTTGGTGGAGGCAAAGGTGGCTTCGGTGGAGGTCCTGCACCTGTTCAACAGCCACAGCAACCGGACATTTACAGTCGTGTAGGTGGACAGCAGAATGTTGATAGTAATCCAAACTTAGATGGCTATCAACCTCCTACCAGTACCCCGATGCAGCCAACTATGCCACAGCAAAATACAGGCATGGGTGGTGGTAAAGGTATGTTCGCTGGGCCTGGACAAACAATTACGCCAGAACAGTTGCAAAACTTTGCAAGCCAGTTGTTTAAACAATAAGTAAGTACAGCAAGGGAACAGACTTCCCTTGCTTTTAGCATAGAAAATAAAGGAAAAGTAATGCAAAACACAACAGAAAACCCTTGGGACGAATCAGCACCTAAGGAAGAAACTCCGCGAGTGACTAAAAGTTCTAAAGCAAAAAAGATTGCTGACGAAGTATTGAATGTGCCTGCAGCACCTGTCACACCAGCAGCTACCAATGTAGGTGAATACGACATTGATGGCTTGATGACTGACTTCCCAACAGCAACTGAACTAGAACGATTTGTTTACGATGAAACTGGCATTGTGCTTCAGTTAAAAGGTCGTGCTAACAAGTTAAAGTATCAGGTAGCTATGGATGTGCTTAATGGTCAAGAAGTTGATCAGAAATATGTGGGCGGAGATAACCCATACAGTGACCGCACTGAACTAGTGCCAATTGATCCAATCAAAGAACCACCAGCACGATCAGCATTGTTGCCTGATCGTAGTCAAGTGCAAAATGTGTTCGTAAGCAATGTTGTTCCTCATCCAGAAGATGAAGCCAGGGCACAAGACAAAAAGGTCAGCATGTTGTTCCGCAAGTATAACAATGGCATGATCAGTTATGAGATTCTGGGCCCACTTGAACAACGCCCATATGGTGAGAAGATTGACAAGTTTGGTCGCAAGCGTCCAGAAGTAATTAAGTGGGTTGATCCACGCACTGGTGAACAAACAATTGTGCGTGAAGATGGTACAATGACTCCACAAGGTAAACGCCTTCGTGCTATGATGCAAACATTTAAAGTCAATCGCTCGAACCAATGGGAAGTTTGGATTGATCGTGAATTTGTTTCATTGAATGACGCAGTTGCACATAACCCGTGGGACCTTAAGGCTTAATATGTCAGATTCAATTATTCGTAACACAATGATTGATCAAGCACAACAACAGCGTATGGTAAAAGATACGCTGATTTTGCAAAAGGTCAATGGCGCTCACCGGGAAGCATTTATACAAAAGTTTCCAGGTCAGTGCGAACATATTTTAAGATTGATTGCTGAACGCTTGCAAGCAGTAATGACTAACAAGCCATCAGCACTCAATGATCCAAGTTCCTGGATCACTACAGCGGCTGAAATTGCTTCACTAAGTGAAGCTATGTATTATATCTATCAGATACACCGGGAGCAAAGCAATGAACATAGCAAGTAATGAAGAAGAAGGGTTTGATGTCACAGGTCGATGGATCAACTCAGAGCAATGTAGATTGACATTTCGACTTAATGAAGATGGCTTAGGTGAAACTGAAATTGATTACAATTTTGATCAATTTGATCTAGAGTTTCTCCGTGAAATTATTACTGGGTTCTTAGACAGCCAGCCAGGCAAGTAATATGATCGGACAAGAAACGCTAATGGCTCGTGC